GAATGCCCGACTATAGGTCAGAACATGAACGCACTCTGTGGAACCTGCCGATTGCGGGTTCTGCCTTCAAGAAGAACTTCTATGACGCGGCGCTCGAACGCCCAGTAGCTCAATTCGTTCCGGCTGAAGACTTCATCGTCAGCTATGGCGCTACAAGTCTGGAGTCTGCACAGCGTTACACGCACCGCATGAAGCGTAGCAAGAACGAGCTGCGTAAGATGCAGGTCAGCGGCTTCTATCGTGACATCGACCTCGGCGATCCGGTAGCAGATGAAGACGACATCCAGCGTCGCAAGAATGAACTTGGAGGCTATGATGCAGCACGAGACGACCGTTACACCGTCCTTGAAGTCCATTGTGAACTCGACCTTGCTGGCTTTGAAGACTTGGATAAAGAAGGTGAGCCGACGGGTATCGAAGTTCCGTACATCGTTACGATTCTGAAAGACTCCGGTGAAATCCTGTCGATCTACCGTAACTGGGAAGAAGGCGACGACAAGAAGCGCAAGCTGATTCACTTCTCCAACTACACCTACATTCCGGGCTTTGGCTTCTACGGGCTTGGTCTGATTCACCTCGTCGGTGGTTTCGCGAAGGGTGCGACAAGCATTATGAGACAGCTTGTTGATGCAGGCACACTTAGCAATCTTCCGGGTGGCTTCCGTACTCGCGGCCTCCGCATCCGTGGTGGCGATACCCCCATCGCTCCGGGTGAGTTCCGTGACGTTGATGTGCCGACTGGCACGATTCGCGACAACATCATGCCGCTGCCTTACAAAGAGCCATCAGCTGTATTGGCTGGGTTGCTCGATAAGATTGTCGGTGAAGCACGTCGCTTTGTGTCTATGGCAGACCTTCAGGTTGGCGACATGCAGCCTAACGCGCCGGTTGGGTCTACTCTAGCAATACTAGAAAGACAATTAAAAACCATGACGGCGGTGCAGGCTCGCGTGCACGCGGCGATGAAGAACGAGTTCAAGATCCTAAAGCGCATCATGGCGCAGATGGCTCCGGTCGACTACGAGTACGACGCGGTTGGTGATGAAGGGTTCTCTGCACGTCAGCGTGACTATGCGAACGTGGAAATTATTCCAGTTTCAGATCCGAACGCATCGACTATGTCGCAGCGCATTGCTCAGTACCAAGCAGCGTTCCAGCTGGCTCAAGGTGCTCCGCAGCTGTATGACCAGAAGTTGTTGCACCGTCGCATGGTCGAGACGTTGGGGCTTAAAGATGCCGACAAGCTCGTGCCGGATGAAGACGACGTCAAGCCAGCAGATCCGATGACTGAGAACATGAACATGCTCATGGGCAAGCCTGTGAAGGTGTTCGCGTATCAGGACCACGAGGCGCACATCCAAGCGCACATGTCGTTCTCGCAAGATCCAGAAATTATGAAGATGCTGGAGATGCAGGGCGAAGCGGCCAAAATGAAGCTCGCCGCTGGCATGGAGCACATCAACGAGCACCTCGCGTATCTGTATCGCGCTCGTGTGGAGATGGAGTTGGGTGTACCGCTGCCGTCTCTCGACGACGAAGAACAGCACCTCACCGAGGACCAAGAACTTGCCATTTCGCGTTTGGTTGCGGAAGCAGCCCCGCGTGTTACGGGCAAAGCACAGCAGAAGGCGCAGGCCGAGCAGGCACAACAGCAAGCTCAGGACCCTGTTCTCCAGATGCAGCAGAAAGAACTTCAGCTCCAAGAAGGCGAGCTGCAACGCAAGATCCAGAAGGATCAGATGGACTACGACATCAAGCTCAAAAACTTGGCGTTGGAAGCCGAACGCGCCATGTCGCAAGAAAAGCAGGCTGGTGCAGCAATGGGGTCAAAGCTGCGTTCCGACGCAATGAAGACCGAGGCCGACCTCAAAAAGGCCGGTTTGAAGGCAGGGGTAGACCTGTCAAAACGCTAAGGAGCGCACATGATTCGTACATTCGGAGAGCACCTCCGCAAAGAAATTCGCAAGGATATGGACGACATTACAGACTCACTTGCAGTCGGGTCGGCTAAATCCTACGAAGAATACGCCCACATGACGGGCGTTATTAAGGGCTTGGCGCAAGCTGAGCGGTTACTGCTGGACCTCATGGAGGCCGCTGAAAAATCCGAGTAAGGAGTGGTTATGACTACAGCCGAACAGGCTGCAACACAGCTCACTGAGCAGCAAATTCCGAAGCCCGCAGGGTACCGGTTATTGGTAGCGATACCAGAAGTAAAGGAAACGTACGGCGATTCAGGCATCGTGAAGGCCGCCACCGAGATCAAGAATGAAGAGATCTCAACGATGGTGGTGCGTGTGATCGACATGGGGCCTGACGCGTACAAGGACGAGAAGAGGTTCCCAAACGGCCCGTATTGCCAGATTGGTGACTACGTTCTCATCCGTGCCTATTCCGGCACGCGCTTCAAGATTCACGGTAAAGAACTGTTCCGCGTCATTAACGATGACTCGGTTGAGGCCGTGGTTGAAGATCCAACGGGATATTCCCGCATTTAGGAGTAATTTATGGCCCAAGCCGCCGAAAAGGATGATTTTGAGGATACCGAATTTGTAATCGGTTCGGACCCATCTGGCGTACCTCCGGGTATGAAAAACAAGCAGATGGAAGAAGAAGTTGACGTAGAAATTGAAGACGAGCCTAAGCCTAAGAAAGAGGCTAAAAAGGTCGAGGAAGAAGACGATTTCGAGCTTGAAATCGTTGACGACACTCCGCCGCAAGACCGCAACCGCAAGCCGCTCCCTGACGAAGTCAAGGCAGAACTTGAGCAGGATGAAACCGAGGAATACTCGGCCAAGGTTAAGCAGCGTATCGACCAGCTCAAGAAAGCATGGCATGACGAGCGCCGAGCCAAAGAAGAAGCGGCTCGTGAGCGCGAAGCTGCTGCTCAATACGCCCAGCAGTTACAAGCCGAGCGTGACCGCCTCCGTGGTGAGCTGAGCCAAGGCGAAAACTGGGCGCTTCAGCAGGCAAAAGAGCGTGCCAAACTGGCGTTGGCTGCTGCCACCCGTGAGTACCGTGATGCGTATGAGCAGGGTGATTCAGAAGCGATTGCTAATGCGCAGCAAAACTTAGCCCGCGCGACATACCAAGCGGACCAAGTGAATGCGATGGCTCCGCGCTACACCCAACCGCAAAACAAGGCTTTACACGAACCTCTTGAGCAGGTATACAATAGAGCCCAACAACCGCGTGTTCGCGCACCTGAGCCTGACTCCACCACTAAGGAGTGGGGCGATCGCAACAAGTGGTTTGGAACCGATGATGAAATGACCAGTTTTGCGCTGGGGCTTCATCAGAAGCTGGTTAAGGAAGGCATACCGCCATCCACCGGCGAATACTACGAGCGAATTGACGCTCGCATGCGTGAGGTGTTCCCCGACAAATTCGAGGATTCAGCTCCCAAAAAGGAAAAGCGTCGACCCTCTACCGTCGTCGCCTCCGCCGGAAGAACTCCGAAGGGGAAGAAGGTAGTGCTAACACAGTCGCAAGTAGCGATGGCTAAAAAGCTCGGCATTACGCCGGAAGCCTATGCTCGCGAAGTGATGAAACTGGAGAATAGTAATGGCTGATGATATTCGTAACCGTGAACCTCGTCCGGTTTCTCGTTCGCAAGAAACTCGTGAAACGACTGCGCGTAAGAAGCAGTGGGCACCTGCATCCCTGTTGCCTGAACCTACACCCCAAGAAGGTGTAACGTTCCGTTGGATTCGTAAGTCTATGTTAGGCAAATCAGATCCGACGAACTTTTCGCGTAAAGTGCGTGAGGGCTGGGAAACCTGCCGTCTCGAGGACCATCCTGAATTGGAGCTTCACGTTGATAGTGATGCCGCCTCTTCCGGCCTCGTAGAAATTGGTGGCCTTATCCTCTGCAAGATGCCGACCGAGTTCGTTGAGCAGCGTAACGCGTACTACAACCGTACGAGTCAGGCTCAAATTGAATCGGTTGACAACAACTTTATGCGTGAGAATGACCCTCGTATGCCGCTCTACCAAGAACGCAAGACGCAGGTCAGTTTTGGACGTGGTTCTTAGAACCTTCGTTTTTTCCTTTTAGGAGTTTAATCTCATGGCATATCCGACTGTTTCAGCACCTTATGGCCTCGTGCCGGTGCGTATGGTTGACGGTAGCCCGTACAACGGTGCTGTCCGTGCGTATAAGATTAACTCGGGTAGCACCGATGTAATCTTTAATGGTGATGTTGTTGACCTTGGCGTAGATGGCTACATCGACCGCGAAGCGTTTGACGACGATATGGACTACGTAGGCGTTTTTGTAGGTTGTTCCTACACTGACCCGACCTATGGTCTGACTTTCCGTAACTACTATCCGGGCAGCATTACTGCTGATGACATCACTGCATACGTAGTGGATTCAGCAAACGTACTGTTCAAGGTAGCAGTTGTCGACAACTCCGGTGCAATGAGTTACGTAACTCAGGCTTCGCTTCAGGCGAACATCGGTGGTCAGGAAGGTGCTTCTGCTAATGGTTCTACCGCTACCGGTCGTTCAAATGCTGGCGTTGATAGCTCAACTGATGCTGCAACCGCTACTTTGCCGTTCCGTATCGTAGATTTCGTTGAAGAAACCAAGACTTCTGATGGTTACGTCGAAGTTCTGGTTAAGTTCAATGATAACCATTGGCCGTCTAGCACTACCGGCATTGCATTGTCTTAATAGGAGTAATTTCACATGGCAATTTCACGTTCCCAAATGGTGAAGGAGCTCCTGCCGGGCCTGAACGCATTGTTCGGCATGGAGTATGGTCGCTACGGCGAAGAGCATAAGGAAATTTTCGAGACCGAAACTTCCGATCGCTCGTTTGAAGAAGAAGTGAAGCTGAGCGGCTTCTCTGCTGCACCGGTTAAGTCTGAAGGTTCTGCCATTCAGTACGACGCTGCACAGGAAGCGTTCACCTCTCGCTACAACCACGAAACCATCGCTCTTGGCTTCAGCATCACTGAAGAAGCGGTAGAAGATAATCTGTATGACAGCCTGTCTTCTCGCTACACCAAGGCTCTGGCTCGTGCTATGGCTTACACCAAGCAAATTAAGGCTGCCAGCGTTCTCAACAACGCGTTCAACAGCGCTTATACGGGTGGTGATGGCGTTGAACTCTGCTCTACCCTGCACCCGCTGGTGTCTGGTGGCGTCAACTCCAATGAGCCTGCGGTAGCAGCTGACCTGAACGAAACCTCCCTTGAGGCGGCAGTAATTCAGATCGGTGGCTGGACTGACGAGCGTGGTCTGCTGATCGCGGCTAAGCCGAAGAAGCTGATTATTCCTCGTGACCTGATGTTCGTAGCGACCCGTCTCCTCGAGACTCAGGGCCGTGTCGGTACTGCTGACAACGACATCAACGCCATTATGACCAACGGTGCGATTCCGGGTGGTTACGCGGTGAACAACTTCCTGACCGACAGCGATGCGTGGTTCCTGACCACTGACATCCCGAATGGTCTGAAGCACTTCGTGCGTACCCCGATGACCACTAAAATGGAAGGAGACTTCGACACCGGTAACGTACGTTACAAGGCTCGTGAAAGGTATTCTTTCGGTTGGTCCGATGCGTTAGGTATCTTCGGTTCGCCGGGCGCCTAAGTTAAATCAAGCACTTAGCTTGATTGAGAAGCCCCCGAAAGGGGGCTTTTTTATGCGCGGTTGACAAGGAGCTAGGAGAAATTATAATTACCCGTATACGAAGTCTCTACGGGAGTAAACATGGACTATCCAAAAACGCGAAGGGCGGCGAGAGACGCTTACTCTGAGTTCTATTTCACCGGCAAACCGTGCAAGCACGGGCATGTTGCCCCCCGCATAACTAAGCGAGGGCAATGCGTAGAATGCCGAAAAGCGGAATGGGTGGCAGAAAACGAGCGGCGTAAGCCACTACCTAAATCAGAAGCATCCAAAGCAGCAGGGCGTCGTTACTACGAAAAAAACAGAGAACTGACCATATTACGGGCGAGAATTAGCGCGGAACGTAATTTGGAAGCCGTTCGCGAAGCTAAACGTAATTGGAAGCAACGCAACAAAGACTACACGCAGATAGACGGGAACGCGCGTCGTAGACGTTTACGGGAGGCTACGCCTAGATGGGTAGACGCTGCTGAGCGCGCGCGAATTAAAACTAAGTATGAGGAGGCCCGGCGGAAACAAAAAGAAACCGGTGTACGGTACGTTGTTGACCATGACATCCCACTCAAGGGGGAGCGAGTTTGCGGGCTACACGTTTATGAGAATCTTGTTGTGATGCCTTTTAGTGCAAACGCTCGGAAAAGCAACAAGTTCTGACTTTCAAATCCCCTTGACCCAACTTTAAGTCCCGCGTATAAACTGTCGTAAGTCTGGGAAATCCAGCTACGTAGACCGGCCCAGCGGACATTGCAGATGACTACGTAGCGAGTGCTGCAACACGGAGATAATCTCATGGCGAGCACAACTTTTTCTGGTCCAGTCACTTCTACGGCTGGTTTTGTAGGCGACATCACTGGCGACGTAACTGGTTCAGTTGATGCTTCTGCCGGTACTCTTGAAGTCGCTCAGTACACCGTCCTTACTGTTCCTTCCGCTGCTACCGTTGGTCAGATCATCGTTGTGACTGACGCTACCTCAGCAGGCACTGGCACCATTTGCTTCTCTAACGGCACTAGCTGGATCGACGTATACACCGGCGTAGCTGTAGCTTAATAGGAGATCAGTATGAACTCCGATATTTGGGCCGTAACGCTCGGTAGCGACGCAGATTTTTACGTCACTTCCGCAAGCGGAACCGCAAGTACGCCGTTTACGCTGGCTAATACGCAGCCTGAATATCATGGGGTTGCGTACAAAGTCACCGTGACTCCGGCTGCGGACGAGACAGGCAAGAACTTTGCAATCGTGGGTGTGGGCGTCGACGGTAATACGTTGACTGAAACGCTGGCTGGTGACAGCAGCGCATTCACCTCCACGAACTACTTCGTGTCTGTTACTTCAATCACTCCTGATGCCAACACAGCGGGGGCCGTGACCATCGGTTATGCCCTGAGTGAAGGCGTTTATCTGCCGATGACCCGCATCAAGGGTTTGTACTATGTTGCTTCGGGCAGCGCTGGTTCCATCGTGGTGACTAAAGCGGGTAATTCTCAGGTAATCCTCAATCTGGCTACGCCAGCAGCGGCGACAGCTACGCAGGACATTATGGTTCCGGCAAATGGGCTTCGCACCGGGGACACTGTTGATGACTACTCAACGGTTGCTGTAACAAACGTCACCTCCGTGACGCTGATGTGCGCGTAAGGAGAACGATATGCCGACTCCAACTACCGCAGACGTACTCAAGCAGTACCGTGATGAGCTGAAAAAGATGGAAGCTGCCGGTGTCCCGAATCAGGGCCGCTACAACGACTATCAGCAGCGCATTAACGAGCTTGAGTATGAACAGTACCAAGAGTACAAAAGCCAAGACGCGAAAGACAAGCAAGGCAAAAAGGCAGGTGGCAAAGTGATGCGTGCGAACATGGAAAAGCAGATGAAGTACCGCAAGGGCGGCATGACCAGCTGCGGCAGCAAGAAGAAAATGGCTGCGGGTGGCAAGGTTCGTGGCTGCGGCGCGGCTAAGCGTGGCGTTAAAAAAGCCAAGATGTATTAAGGAGCTGATTATGAAACTATGTAAGGCT